CAGCAAGATCAAAGTCGTATTTTGGATTGGCAATACTCTGCGGATTGATGCTTGCCATATAATCTACTGGAGCAACGGTTTCAGGAGAAGCAACATTTCTTTCCACTGATCCGTATGGACTTGTTCCATATAGACACTCGAATTGGCGGGTCATTTGATCGCCAAGACCCTTATTCAAGGCATAGGCTTGTGGGCTTTGTTCATACGCCCTACGTTGCGCCTCAAGCGTTCTCTGCCCACCATATTGACGTTCGGCCTGCAATCCAGCCTGCACCTGGGCAAGCTGATCTGCTGCTGACATTTGACGTTCAAGTTGCCGTTGTTCTGGCATATACTTGACACGAAGCTTATTCTCAAGCTCGGCCAAATCTGGAGCCTTTTCAATGTATGTCTCAAGTGAAGAACGATAATTAAGCGCATTTGCGCGAGCCGATTCAAATGGATCGGGAGGCGGAGGAGGTGCAGGAATGGAAGGTGATCCACCCATATTAAGCCATAGCCTTTCGCATAAATGTCATATAGTCGTAATCCTTGTGTTTACCAGAACGATTAAAGGTGATCCGCTTGCGAGGACCAAAACGCTCCGCCAGGAGCAACAGCAAGCACCTTAAGGATTTAGCACCCTTTGATGAGATAGTCAAATCAACAAAAACATTCTCACCTTCTTCGCTATGCACATAATGGTCAGGCTTTTGGCCGTCTTTTATGCACCTAGCCAGAGCTACTCCAGCAATCTCATCCCCATCTTTAACCACCCCTACCATGCCCTGCTTCTCAAACCAGCCATACCAAGCCTCCAGGTTAGGCCACATTGACTCTGGCACGCCACTTTGCTCTATATACTCAACAGCCGTCATATGGATTTCTGAATCTGGATTGTATCTGGATTAGCTGCTACCGTGATCTGTCGTATCGCCATCTTGTTTGCTGCGCTTTGAATCTTGACGTTAAGCAGTCTCCACTTCTCGTATTTACGCAAGTCGCTTGCAAGCTTCTTTTTGACTGATGTTGGAAGTTGCGCTGGAAGCGTGAACTCAAGTGTGAGAGCAGAACTGGAGATGTTTAGGTTTGGCTGAACGTCAATATCCCCAACATCAATATCACGCTGAATTGATATTGTCGCATCCGTTGAGAATGAATCGTCAAAGATGACCTCGAAATGCGATCCATATTTTACCGCAAATGGATCACCGAAATTAAAGTCCTTTGTTCGTACATAAGATTCGTAGTTAAACACGCCAGTTGATGTGGTTGTAGTCGTACCAGCAGTTGTCGTGTAAACTCCATAATCTTGATAATCTGCGGTTGTAACTTGGGCTGATGTCTTATATCCGCTATACCTCGTAATCTGTCCAGTTGTCAATTTCATCATCAATCGCAAGCCTTGGTCTTGGAAGTTGGTCAACGCAAATTGCATTACATCTGGAGTCCAAGTTCCTTCAAATGCCCCAAGGATTGTGTTGTACACAATGATTGTATCATTGTATTCATTCGATTGTGTTGGAATTGCAAGAAAATATCTATTGTCGTAAAAGTGGGCAGTAGCTATGCCTATCTTGGCAACATTGATTTCTTGGATCACATCCTTGACTACTTCCGATATTGGAAGCCCAAGAGATGTAAAATCATCTGCTGCCGAACGAACTAGCGACCTAATTCCATCATCCGATAAAAAGAATATGTCACTATTTACTTGAACAGCAGATCCTTCAGCAACGCACCCAGTGTTATTTGAAATTAATTCAACCGTCCAATCGGCTGCAGTAGTTGCGTCTGGAGGTATTGTTACTTGAAATATTCTCCTCTTTTTGAATACAATAATTCTATTCTGATAGTATTGAACAATCGAAGTAATTTCATCGCCATCATCTGCATTAACAACAATGCTGTTTGTAGAATCCCAAATAGACGGATCAAGTAAGTCCGATGCATAAAGAGTATTTCTATTGGTTGAAGATCCAACTCCAAATAATCTATTTCCAGTATTGATTAAAAGTCTTAAATTCAGAGGTGGAGGACTTACCGTTGCCGTAGCTGTAGCTCCATTCCCATTGCCAATAATTGTAACTGTCGGCGCGCCAGAGTATCCAGATCCTCCATCCACAACTGTAACGCCAGTAACTGCTCCGCCAGCAACGGTTGTGATTAGAGTTGGAAGTGTGCCACCCCAATCTGGTCCAGTAATAACTGCTGTTGCGCTTGTATATCCAGTTCCTGCGGTTGTGACTGTGATCGCCCTAACCTTACCACCCTGTCTTGTTGTAATTCCAGTTCCACCCGTGGAAGCTCCATCAAAAAAATAAAGAGGACCATCTGCATCGGCCATGTACATCTTGTCGTTAAACTGAGCCATGCTGACCTTGACATCATAATTTGTAGAAAATCCGTCAGCCCATTGCTGATTTTCATTATCCCAAATGCGAGTAGCCCCAGTAAAATTGTTCCATATTTCATCTGCTGGACGCAGTTGAGCATTCCCATTTGAATCAATTGTATAAAGCCTACCCTGCGTAACCGCTATAAGTCTTTCAGATTGCGAAGTATCATAGTATCGCATCCCGCCAATTGAACCCAATTGACTTGTCGCTGTCGTGCTAAAACTTGTAACTCCTTTGCGTGTTTCAAGACTACCCTTTGGAGATAGGGTCATATTGACCAATTGTTGAACTTGATTCTCTGCCAATAGGTCGGATTGCAGCCCGCTGGCTTGGCCGCCAGTAAAACTGCGGACTCCATCAAACGCCAGAAGATCGTCTAAATTGTCCGAATAGTACGGCACAATGACTCCTTTAGGCCGAGAACATTTCTTCTATGGTTAACTCGCCAAGACTCTGCGGAGTGATTTGTTTTACTCCTCCAACTTGGCTCAACTCGTAGTTAGCCATCAAAGCAAGATCAGCGTTGGCACTCTGAGTAATAGCTTGCGCCTTAGCATACTGCCGTTCACGCTCTAATGCGTCTGCGTGAGTCAAGGCAAGAACCAAGTGATGAACGTGGGGCAAGCGAAGCTCGTCATCCAATGCGGTTTGCGCTGGAGGAAAGTCAACAATGATGTTCGTGCGGGTAAGGCATTTTAGCTTTTCAACAACACGCAATGGGATTGTTCCAGATGTGGCAAGCCTTGGGTAAAGATTTAGCTGGGCAACTCCACTGCTGTTTCGGCCTGTAAAATGGTAGGTATCTGGATCGCCAGTACGCGCATCGTCAAGCAAGCCTGGGTCTTGGCTGATGATGGTGGCCAGGTCAATCGGGTCAACCTCGGCATCGTTGTAGGCTACTGAAAGCGGAGTTTCTACATTTGTTCCAAGCGTGATCTGCCTGTTTGTTCCAACTGAATAGGTAGAGTTGGTGACAGTCTCACGCCAAGGCGCAAAGTCCCATACACGCCTGTAGGCCAAGCTTGCCGACTTTTGCAAAAAGGTAAGCGTATCCGAGTCGGTTTTTCCAACCTTCTCGCCTGCAAATTGGGCGATTTCAGTTAGTGTCATTTAATTTGAAGAAATTGAATTAGGATAAATCTCAACTTCGTTTTCGTCAAAGTATTTTACTTCTCCAGTCGCGCAGTTTGATTCTATTCTTGCTATCATAGATTAGCTTTCGTATAGGATGTTAACTGTTCCAGCATTAAATGTTCCTGTGCTATTATTTGTGGTAATCCTAATTCTATCAAGAGTTCCGCCAAGTGCAATTGTTCCTCCTCCAAAATGCGCTCTTGCTGCGCTTGCTTGACCATAAATGGAGAAAGATGCAACCCATGTATTTGAAGTTAAATTTGTAATAATCATATTTCCAGATAGAGTCTGGGTAGCACTTCCTGCGTCTGTTGTAACGAATCCAGCAGTAGAACTTAAAATTGATACTGATGTTGGTCCTTGAATTACTCCTGCTGAAGAAGCGTATCCAGAGGAAACAACTCCTCCAGATGTTCCAAGTTGTACTTGAGGAATTCCAGTTCCATTTGTAGCAACCGCACTAAGCATAACTGTAATTTTTTTCACCCCACTCGGAATCCCTGTAAAATCAATAGCTGTTCCGCTGGTTGAGGCAACAGCAGTTCCGCTTGTAATTGCTGATACCGTCTGCCAACTAGGAGCAGCCGAAGCCCCTGCACTTGTTAGCACTTGACCGCTAGTTCCGTAGTTAGCTCCACCGATACCGATTTGACCTAAAGATGCAATCCTAAACTTTTCAGTTATTGAACTTGTTGCAGATGTGTTTGCCCTATTTGCAAGAATGATGTCGTATGCAGCTAGGCCAGTATTTTTCACTCCGATCTTTGCACCAACAGCAAAGCCTCCTTCTTGAAAGGCTATTGCTTGCTCGCTATATGCACCATTGTTGTTTAGAAGTACAATGTCCGATCCTCCAGCCCAAGTTGGTCCTGCCGCTGCTGCGGTTCCATAAATGTTTAATTTTGATGTCCCAGTTGTAATGCCAATCCCAATATTTCCACTCGCATCCTTATAAAGCTGCCCACTTCCAATGTCGACCACATTTGTAGATCCAGTAATTGTTCCAAGAAACGTAGATGTGGTTGCAAATAGGTTTGCAATAGTTCCAGTGGTACTGTTAAGTGTGGCAATCGTTCCTTGAGTAAGTATTGCAGATCCTTGACTAATATTAGTTGTACTCGCCGTTAGCGTTTGAACTGTTCCGTTGGTAATATTAGCAGCAGTAGATGTGGTAGTTCCAGCGGTAAGAGTTGGAATAGTTCCAATCGTAATGCTTCCAGTGCTTGATGTTAAATTAACAATCGTGCCATTGGTAATCGTTGCGCCAGTGCTTCGCGTATAATTACCTGTAGCATTTGTATAAAATGAATTAGTTGCTTGAACATTTGTGTATGTGCTTAAAGTCAACGCATCTTCAAACAATTCGTTTACAGTTACTGACCTTGGGGCATCGGCTGCCGTAAGATCGGAGTCAGCAATCAATAGTTTATCAAGGCTACCAACCGAAGTCATAGCCGTTTGATCGGTGATTAACGCCTGGTATATGTCTGTTCCGTCAATAAGGTTGTGCAACCCTGCGGCTGTAACTGTTCCGTTGGTTGCAAACGTCTGCGAGCGATTGAATTTAATTGCCATATTAAGCTGTTGTCCTTAGTGAAATAGCGGAAATTGTCCCAGCGGTTATAGATGAAAGAGTTGTTGTTGAATTAAATAAATTGTATCTTGCAACATCGTTTGATACTACTGAGAATGATGCTGTTGGATAACCACCAGAAGTGGTAAGATTTGTTTGCCCAATGACAATATCTCCAGCAACAAGTCCAGACATTGCAAATGTTCCAGTTGAATTTGAATTTGCAGCAGTCATTGTTCCAAGTGTTGCAACTGTTACTGCTACACTTCCATAACTTGATTGAATAATGCTAGGGCCAGCGGAACCAAGGCGAAGTGTTCCAGTGGTTGTTCTCCCGCTAACTGCAAGAGTTCCAATCGTAGATGTATTTACCGACTCAGTGCCAATCGTGGCAGTACCAGTAGAGGCAGTAATGTTTGACCCGAATGTAATAGCTCCAAGTTGAAGCGGAATTGTAGCCGTTGAAATTGTGGCCGTACTTGCCGACAGAGTTCCAATCGTAGCCGTTCCAGTTGATGCGGTAATGTTAGATCCGAAAGTAATTGCGCCAAGCTGGAGAGGAATGGTTGCGGTGCTAATTGTTGCGGTGCTGGCTGATAGAGTTCCGATAGTTCCAGTGCCAGTAGAGGCAGTAAAGCTGGTTCCGAACGTGGCTAGGCCAGAGGCAAACAGCGTTCCAATTGTAGATGTTCCTGTAGATGCTGTTATGGTTGATCCAAAAGTAACTGGCCCCAAAAGACGGCTATTGCTTGAAACTGTAAACGATCCTGTGCTTTGTACGGCATCAATTCCAACTGAAAGAGCAGATGATGTATTGTCTCCATCTGTAATAACTTCAACTGCACCAGCCGAAGGCAATCCGCCAGTCCCAAATGTCTTGAGTAGCTGGGGATAGCTAGTGGCAATGTTCTGTGTTCCAAGTGTGGGCATTTAGTCTCCTAGTTAGAAAAGCGATTTTTAAGTACATCCCAGGCCATTGAGCATACTAGACCAATAATACCAGCAATAGCCAGAGCCTTCGTCCGAAGATGTTCCAGAGAAGATATTCTATTTACCACATCTGCGTAGTTTGACAAGCTAGTTTCAACCATTTTATACAGAGATAGTTGCCTCTCTTCCATTCTGGCCAGCCTCTCCCGAAGGTCGCCAATTTGATCGTCGGTTCCCATAATAAGTCTTATTTTGCTAAACCAGCATCCTCGGCTGCGCCCATTTCTCCATAGGCTGGCAAACCAATATTATCATGCTTGCGTGGTGAGCAGGACGACAAAAGAACGCAAATTAGAAAAGGGTTAATAAATCGCATATTTTGAGTTTAAGTATGATTCAACTTGTCCCCGTTCTGACTCTGTAAGCACTCGGTTATACGCAATAATTTCGCATAGCTTACCACCAAAAAATTCTTGATATTGACTATTGGCTGGTTCATAAAAAGCACCAATCGTAAAACAATTAGCGGCATTGTAAGTATCTAGGTAATAATCTTGAGTTGAATTTGCCGCAGTTCCATTATCAAATAAAGTTATATTCGATGATGTTGGATCCCAAGTCACTGATCCAATTTTCCATACATTATTTACATACTCTCCATTTCCAACATCTGAAGCATATCCAGCAAAATACGGACTTGAATTTAATCCGTCATTTCTTGCTTGCATCATAAAAAATGATCCAGCAATAGAATCGTCAAGATTATTTTGCCCGCATATTGTATTAGATGCCGAACTCTCGTTATCAGTATAGTACACAACAAAAAATGTTCTACTCTCTGACCCATTGAAAATACCAGCTCCAGTCATATATTGAGTGCCAGTAAAGCTTAATGCTGGCTTCCCATTTTTTGCACCACTGACAAAGATTGGATTAACTGCGGAAGTCATATTCTTCCCATTTCCACTTTGATCTGCCCACGCTGTTACATTTCCAGAAGATAACGAAACGCCAGCATCAGCTTTAAGCCATAGTTTAAGATTGGATAAATCTGATGGTGAGAATGGCGGTGTTCCTCCGCCGCTCTTAACTCTGCGTGAATTCTGTACTCCAAGTCCTAAAGATAGTCTTGGCATAAAGTGATTACGCTGGGTTGACAATTATGGATGGTGCCCATCCAGTTGTAGGAACATTATTTGCATCTGTGCTTGTGTTTTCTGAATAAATTACAGCCGAATCATTTCCAGTAGCTAGAACCCAATCATTGCCAGCATAATCGCCATTTAAGTTTGTATTTCCAGGTGATGTAATATAGAAAATACCTGCAGCTAATAGATAGTTATATGTTCCACCTATTGATGCTGGAGTATAAACTCCAGCTAAATTTGTTTTTGTATATGTTCCATTCGCAATCCCAGCCCCAGAAACTATAATTTGTGCTGGCAAACCAATTGGTGCTGGTGCTGTTCCAGCTTTAATTCTGCTAACAGATTGCACGCCCAAACCTAGAGATAGTCTTGGCATATAATTAAAATGCAATCACCCGCCAAGGGATAGAACCTTTGGCGGTGTGGTTGCTTGAATCATTAACCAGCTATGTAGCC